CCTGGCTGCCGAACTGGCTGAACAAAAGCAACTTCTGGAACAGAAAGCCACCAGCTAAATCAGCAGCTGGTGGCCGCCGCTCCTAAAGTCGATTTTGCCGACCGGGTATCAGTAGCTAAAGGGATCCTGATTGGGAATTTTGCAAAGGTTGTTGGACTTAAGCAAAACGCGCTGTTTGTCTGGTTACGGGAGAACGGCATCCTGATAGCGTCCGGTGGACGTAAAAATGTGCCGTTCCAGCAGTACATCAACGCGGGGTATTTCACGGTGAAAGAAGTGGTGCTGGATGATGAAGATGGCTACCAGATACGGTTGACGCCTCAATTAACGGGTAAAGGCCAGCAGTGGTTGACGCGTAAACTGCTCGATGCTGGCTTGTTAAAACCGGTGGCGGCTGAATAATGGAAGAATGCCCGGTTGATGCCGGGCATGATTAAATGTCTCTTCAGCACATTACCGAAGTTCAATCTTCAACCAAGAAGTGGACTCGCATACGATTATCGCAATAAAATACTTGAAGTTTTATAAACTGTGAGTATCATTACCCATATGAAAACATCCTATTTAACTATATTGGCTTTCCATATTCGCGATTTTCGCGAGAAGCATGGTGTTACTCAATCAGACATTGCATCTGGCCTTGGGATAACAAGTGCCGGCTGGGGAAAAATTGAAAATGGTAAGTCCTCTCTCTCTGTAGAGAATATGATGAAATTCTGTAAAATCATTAATATTGATGCAACCATACTTCTTGATATTTCCACAAAATCGGCAAAAAACTTAATCAAATGTGGATGGAGTGTATCTTATTCTCCTGTTGAGGATGATAATTTAATAGACGGAAAAAATATATTTGCTAAAACACATGGAATGAATAACGTTATGAGGAAATTTATAGACGGGAAACTTGGAAGTGTTTTAGACAAAGAATTTGATGATATTATTATGAAATATGCAACATTTTATATGGTTGTAGCTAAAAATCTAAGAGATGACTTGATTTAAAAATGGAGTGTACATATGGCATACAGAAAAGACAGCGATCTTGAATTCCTAGCTAAATGTAGCGACCGTGATCTTGATGATTTAGTTAACCTATTGATTTATGATAACGATGGCAAAAAAAGATGGACTGAAGAGTTATCTAACAATCGACAATATAAGGAATTTGCACCAAGACATAGCGTATATTGGAGAGAAATTGCTGCTGAAATTCAATGTTATGGTGGAAATACCATAGCAACTCTCTTGCGTGGTGGTAAAGGGGTCTGCTACAGAGAAATTCTCATTGATGTATGCAATAAGCTAAAGGTTAATTTCAATGCCAAGAGCCGAATAGAGGTTATTGAACAAAATCTTCTATTAAAAATTCTCAGCGACTCTCTAGATAACATGTCATCCGAAGATATAAAAGTTTTTGCCATGGAACTTGGATTGGATGAAGTTACAAGATTTACTCCTGAGGCAGTTCTATCTGCCTTCCAATATATTTTCAGGGCTGGCGGTTTCAGATCTTATCAGGTAACTCTTAAATTTGCGAATCTTTTACTAAAAATTTTAATTGGACGCGGTTTAACACTCGCAGGTAATCAAATACTCGTAAAAGCATTATCTATTTTAACAGGCCCAATTGGTTGGGCTATAACAGCCGCATGGACCATTGTAGATGTGGGAGGAACTGCTTATCGAGTAACAATTCCTGCTGTTATTCAAGTTGCTGTACTAAGGGCGAAAGTCAATAATAATATTAAAGACAGCGATATTACCTTGTGATATTATAACTCCATCCATCAAGGAAGAGGTGCTAATCCTCTTCCTGTAATTCTATGATTCCTAAATGTTAATGAGTCAATCAGCATTCAGAAGCAATGCGTTATCTATGATGATCTGCTCCCATTCTTCGAATGCCCGGTCGCGGACGCCCTGGGGAACACTGTTAGTTTTGAAATCGACGACCGTCCGCCATTTTCCGTCAGGACGGTACATGCGCAGAGCTTTACTTCCCCCTTCCCTGCGCACCTCAACGTTATGCTTATCAGCAAACTCTTGTAATGCTCGTAGCGTCCCATGCTTTACTGTGTAGTATCGCTTTTTCAAGTTTTCTCTCCAGCCTGTGCCAAGGCTTTGACGTCGAAGTTATGTCCTATTCGGTTTTATTGTATCAGATAGTGTGGACATATTATTTCACGTCCGGCGTAGTCGGTCATAGCTTTTGCCTTCCACCTTTTCCACGCCGTATCTAATCGGCGCCCGATGAAATGTTATTGCACTAATATATTTCAATATTTCGCTGACACTTGAACAGCGAAACACCCACATAGATAGCTTGTTCATTGGTAATCCTTAACAAGTGACTAGTGTTAAATTCCGTTCAAACATGATGTGAATTGTTCTAATTAAGGTGCAATCTTGGCAGACAATAAAATCACGCTATCCTCGGTCAGGAAGGCGCTGGCGGGGGTTTTTAAAGACAACGGAGAACGGGACAACATCCTCCTGTCCGCGCTGGCTGTGCACGGCGGAAGTGGGTATTTGTTTTCTCGCGCAGGGGCACCGGTACAACTGTCCGGCTTCTTAGGCGGCAAACCGGGCGATAGTGGCATGGCTGGCGATGGGCTGGTGGACGGAAGTCGCTTTATCTTTGATGAAGTTCAACTGCCGGAAGACCGCTTGCAACGCTATCCTCTACTCGAAGAGATGGCGGTTTACAGCACGATCGCCACCGCGCTGAACATCCATATTACGCACGCGCTCTCTTTCGATAAGAAGACCGGACAAACCTTCTCTATCGTGCCGGTACATAACGGAAATGATAATGACTATGACGCCGCGCAGGCGTTGTGTGACGAGCTGATGAACGACATCGGGCGAACCATCAACAAAGAGGTCGCCGGGTGGGCATTTATCATGTCTGTATTTGGAGTGGCTTATGTCAGGCCATACGCCAAAGAAGGCATAGGGATCACGTCTTTTGAGTGCTCCTATTACACCCTTCCGGGCTTCATCAAAGAGTTCGAGGTCAGCGGCAACCTGGCGGGATTTAGCGGCGATTATCTGAAGGACGCGTCAGGGAAAATGGTTTTCGCCGATCCGTGGACCATTATCCCTATGAAAATCCCCTACTGGCGGCCTAAGTCAAACCTTATGCCTGTGCACACTGGCCATAAGGCTTACAGCCTGCTGGATAATCCGGAAGAGCGCACGCCGATTGAAACCCAGAATTACGGGACCAGCTTGCTCGAATACGCCTACGAGCCGTACATGAATCTGCGTTCGGCGATCCGCTCGCTGAAGGCAACGCGTTTTAATGCGTCGAAAATTGACCGAATCATCGGCCTGGCGATGAATAGTCTGGATCCGGTAAAAGCAGCCGATTATTCACGCACCATTACTCAGACGCTTAAACGAGCAGCTGACCTGATGGAAAAGCGCGCACGCGGCGCGAATAACATGCCTACGGTGACCAATACTCTGCTGCCTATTATGGGCGACGGCAAGGGACAGATGACTATTGATACTCAGACCATCCAGGCTGACATCAACGGCATTGAAGACATTCTCACCTATATGCGCCAGCTGGCGGCAGCACTTGGCCTCGATTACACCCTCCTGGGGTGGGCAGATCAAATGTCCGGCGGGCTTGGTGAAGGTGGATTCCTGCGCACGGCAATTCAGGCCGCCATGCGCGCCTCATGGATCCAGCAGGGCGTAGAAGAGTTCATTCAGCGGGCTATCGATATTCATCTTGCTTTCAAGTACGGCAAGGTATACCCGGAAGGTGATCGCCCGTACAAAATCGAATTCCACTCCGTTAATACCGCTCTGCAACAAGAGCACAACGACAACCGCGACTCGCAGGCGAACTACGCCACCATCGTTACGCAAATCCTCGATGCCGTCAGCAATAACAGCGTCCTCGCCAATTCAGATGCATTCAAACGTTACCTGTTTAGCGATGTGCTGGAGATTGACGAAAAAATCTCTGAAGCACTGGTGAACGAACTGAAAGCGAAAAGCGAGGACGACGATCACCTGATGGATTCCATCATCAAAACACCGCCACAGGAACTGGCGCAAATCCTTGAATCGGTCTTTAAAGAGGGAAACGATAATGACTGATGTTTTGAAAACGGTCACTGACCGCTTTTGTCTCTATAGCAATGCTCGAAAAGGTCGCCAGAACGGGCGACAGTATGTATTAAGCGCGGTCAAGACCATGCTTGAAAGCAAGGAAACTCAGGAAGGTTTACGCCTTGGAGAGCTTTTCGGCTATTACGGTCACGGTCGCCGACAGCTGACTGGCAAACTGGAAGTACCAGAAACCAGCGTGATCATGGTGGAAGGTCGCCCGGTCGTAATCGACAATGTTCCAGCGTGCCGCACAGTGGCTATATCTGTTGACGACAACGGAATCGTTACCCATACACAGGAAATTCTTAACACAGAGCCGGGTAAAATTGTCGCCGCGATGATCGAAAGCCGAGCTGGTGGCTGGAGCTGGGCCACTGGCGGGCGTGAGTCTGGGAAAATCGCTGTAACCACCAGCTTCCATGGTGTGGATTATGTGACAACGCCGAACTATATCAGTCTGGATCATCCTGCCAGCGCCGGAATGTTTGAAAGCGCGGATTCTAAATCTCTACTGGCAGAGTCCCTGGCGGCGCATGGATACTCTGACGAGTCAGTGCAGGCCGTTATATCCCATTACAGTAAAATGGCTGAACTGGAAATGATGGTGGAGGCGACAGAGCGTACGGCTGAACTGGAAACCGCACTACTCGAAAGCCAGGGTCGCCACCTTGAAGCAATGGCCAAGATCGCAGATGCTGAAGCGCGAATCGCTTTGCTGGAGAAAACAGCGGGTATCCGCGACGATGTGCTGGCAGCGATGCAAGACGAACTGGATAACCTCCCGATTTTCGTCTCCGCCGCCCAAAAAGACGCATTCCGCCTCAAAGAACCTGGTGATGCAAAAATCGTGGCCACGCTTTTCGAATCTCTGATCAAAGTTGGCGCACGCAACTTGCCTGTCACCAAGAAAATTAAGGAGGTTCCGCAAGCGGCTAACGTCCAGGCACCGCGTGAGACAAGCATCATCACGTTTAATAATTCAATCAACCCGTTTAAATAACCATCAAAAATAACCCCGGCGGCTGCCGGGGTTATCGTTAACTATTATCGCCTTCGTCTGCGTGCCATATATTTGCGCACCGCGCGACGTGGGCAATCTGAAGCGGTTTCTTTCTGCTGCATCAATCTTGCAGCCATGCTCAAAAATGTCAGGCACAGCCGAAGCCCGGCATATAATAGCGGTTCCAGTGGCCACGTCTCATTGAGCACATATACCGCCATGAAAATCGAGTCGAAAACTATCGCCGCCAGCGATAACTTCATTGTCGAAAGTCGGCGGAGCTGCCGGAGTTTATTCATTGATCAGCCCCGTCAGGCAAAGCTGGCGTTCTTTTTCACGGCGAATCTTTAAACCTCGCAGGGGCACGCCGTTACTGTTCACAAAATCAGGGAGATGGTTACACATATTTACCCATTCCCCTTTCTGCGCCCACTTGTGGATGGACGTTTCGACTCGCATGCCTCGCGCTTTGCTGTAGTAGGTCCGTAAGCTATTGCATCCCATATTGAATGCCGCGCTTGTCATTGCACTGAAGGCATTATCGGGCATATCTTTGCCCCGAAAGTGCTGATTAATACAGCGTTCAGCGATCAGGATATTCTTTTCCCAATCAGCGGCGATTTGCTGGTCGGTTTTTCGCACACCCGGCGTTACCCCGTGTGTATTACCGATCCCGTCAGTCCATACCCCCGCCGGGCACATGTATGGATCACGTCGGCAACCTTCAGCGTTACCAATCAGCTCAAGCCCCGCCTGGTTGGTTCGCACATTGCCATTACCCATCACGATGGTAATCATCACCGCGATAGCGCAAATTGCACCGCCTCCTGCGGCTGTTTTTCCCTTCATAAAGACCTCATAAGCGAATTTTTTACGCTCCAGGACAAACACCCATTCACAGCCAATACCGACTGACTCGATCCCTTTAGAAGACACAGGATAATGCAAATCACTTGTTAGCTACGTTTCAAAGATATACATTATTGCTCTAATTAATTTATTTTATTGGGTAAGAAAAGTGGCACAACGCGGTGTAAACAAAGTCATCCTGATTGGTACCCTGGGGCAAGACCCGGAGATCAGGTATATACCAAATGGCGGAACGGTCGGAAGACTAAGCATCGCAACAAATGAATCATGGCGCGACAAGCAAACGGGCCAACAGAAAGAGCAAACAGAATGGCATAGAGTCGTTTTGTTCGGGAAACTTGCTGAAATTGCGAGTGAGTATTTACGAAAAGGTTCTCAGGTCTACATCGAAGGGAAACTTAAAACCCGTAAGTGGACAGATGACGCCGGTGTAGAACGTTACACGACGGAAATTATCGTCAGCCAGGGCGGCACCATGCAAATGATCGGCGCTCGCCGCGACGATTCACAATTCTCAAATGGCTGGGGGCAGTCAAACCAACCTCAAAACCACCAGCAATACAGCGGTGGCAGTAAACCTCAGAGCAACGCCAATAGCGAACCTCCAATGGACTTTGAAGACGATATTCCATTTTGAGAGGGCTGAAAGTTGCTCGATTACTTAAAAATAACTTTACCTAATTGGTGTAAAAAAATGGGCGCAACAAAGCGCCCCAACAATAGAGTTTCAAATTAATAAAAAGGTAATAAATAACATGAAGTTAAATTGAGAAGAGGCAATTTTATTGCCTCTTCAAAGGTGGCATGAGGGTGCCACCTATATGCGGGCAGTGACATCACTCCCTTCCCGCATATTCTTACCTACCAAAATTAGAATTGGTAGGTCATACCAACAGCAACGATGTTGTCGGTTGCAACCTCAGATGTTTTGGTAAATTCACTTTCATCAATCAGGTTGATCTTGTAGTCAACGAAAGCGGACATATTTTTGTTAAAGTAATAAGTCGCGCCCACGTCGATGTATTCAACCAGATCCTGGTTACCGAACGCACCAATATTTTCACCGCGAGAGTGTAGGTAAGCGATGGACGGACGCAGGCCGAAATCAAACTGGTATTGAGCAACGGCTTCAAAGTTTTTCGCCTTGTTCGCGATATGGTCATCACCGAAGACTGTCATATTCTGAGTTTCAGAATAAGTTGTAGCCAGGTAAATGTTGTTTGCATCATATTTCAGGCCCGTAGCCCATACTTCAGCAGTTTTACCAGAGGCATTCAGATTCAGAGGGGCTTTAGCATAGGATACCTGTCCATCAGTACGGTCAGATTTTGCATAAGTTGCGCCAATGCCAAATCCTTCATAATCATAAGTAGCTGACAGACCGAAGCCATCACCATTAGATTCAACTACGTCGCGGCCTTTCCAGTTGTTCACTTTTGCAGCACTATCATTTTTACCCTGATACTGCAAAGCAAAGTTCAGACCATCAACCAAGCCGAAGAAATCATTGTTACGATAGGTCGCGACGCCAGTAGCACGCTGGGTCATAAATACATCAGTCTGAGTCCAGGTATCTCCACCAAACTCCGGCAGCACGTCAGTCCAAGCGCCAACATCATACGCTACACCGTAGTTGCGACCATAGTCGAGCGAACCATAATCGCCAAAGCGAAGCCCTGCAAACGCAAGACGAGTTTTATCTTTATCAGAACCTTCAGTTTCAGTACGGTTACCTTTAAATTCGTACTCCCACTGACCAAAACCGGTTAACTGGTCATTAATCTGAGTTTCACCTTTGAAACCCATACGAGCATAAGTTTTATCCCCGTCATCACTAGCTGAAGAAGAGAAGTAATGCTCTGCATTAACTTTGCCGTACAGATCCAGTTTGTTACCGTCTTTGTTATAGATTTCTGCCGCTTGTGCAGACATTGCCATCAGGACTGATGCTGCAACCGCAGAAAGTGCCACTGTGATTTTTTTCATTTTTTTGCCCTTTAGATTGAACTTTTCAGTAGAAAAGAGGTCACTGCGGACAAATGTTTATCTTTTTTGGATTCGTGTTTCAAGTTTTGCAAATAAAAATCAAGGTATTTTTGTGATCAAAATCACAAATAATAACCTTGAAAACCCAATGGACTATTAGAAAAATCTCAATTCACAGAATAAAAATTGACAAAATAGAACAAAACACAATCAACAATAAGCACAAAAGACAAACAATTAAATTAGCACAAAAATAATAACTGCAAAAATAGATAGTCTGTTAATTAATAGGGTTTTAATGGATGTGGATTTGAAATCTACTTAAAAAGTAGAGTCAAATTAATTACTGTCGATTGGGTATTAAACTGAATCTATATTGTGAGAGTTAAAGACGATGTGTTTTAGTTATACATGTTATTCCCTAAAATGGAGTAGTCTCATCGAATTCTGATTAATAACGAGCTAAGCCAATTCATTTTAGTATGTGTATATCTTTACCCTCTGAATATGCAATGACGAAGAGATATTAAACAATATGTAGCTTCAGGATTGACTCTGGAAGAATTAAAAGATCGGCTAAAGTGTTCAATATGTGGTGAGCGAAACGCAAAAATTAAAATTTTTTGATCTAACATATTAGGCAATAGCTTGCTTCCATAACCTAAAGCAAGCCACTACGCGTTTACTTTAAGTACACAATTAACATATCAGAACAGATTATTTGTGCACTATCAGGGAGTTAATATACGATCTGGTCTACATGATCCCCAAAATCATCGTCGTCCTCATCGCCACCCTCTACTGCTGGCCAATCGACAAACCAGCCAGCGTAAAGATGCAGCGTTCGGAGAACATCACTTGCGGGAGCATCAAGGGTGTTAACGAATCCCATATAGCTATTGGGATTTGCCCCAGCTATGGCTTCAGCGATCATGTCCTCGGTAATGTCACCGGAGATAATGCTTAAACGCCCGGAAACTTCTTCATTATCATCAAATTCGATAATGGCATCTCCGCCTAATGGCGCTGCGATTTTAATCTGCATTATTTAGCTCCTTTGCCACACCTAATAACAGTTCCAGCAATCCGTCACCATTCATCAGTGATGCGGCAGCGGCCTCTTTGTCATGATACAACTGAAGAGCCATAGAGAATACTTCCGTTGCTGACGTTTTGGAAATAGTCGGTGATTTCTGCCGAATTTTCCCGGAATTACTTACTGAGGCTGGCGGGTATACCTTCGCCATATAAATATTACTCAATCGAGATCTGAAGCACCATTCAGGCTTGCCACGCCCACCGATATTGACGAATGATGGCTTATCCCCTTCAACATTGGCCTTCAGGAATGACCGGGCTTTCTCTAACAAACCAGGGTTACTGTACTCAAGATGATGACCCAGCTCGTGCCACAGTGCACTTGCATTTTTATCGTTCAAATTGACAGCAACAACACCATTTAGATTTGCATATGCCCTTCCCTGGTGGTGAACTACCTTTGATAAGGTCGATATTTTCCCGCCGGTCAGGCGATAAATATCAGCAAGTTCCTTGCGCAGGTCTATCCCACCATTCTGTCCAGCGCGGACTTCTTCCACTTCTTCTGTGATAAAAGAGTCGGCCCACTCAAGAGCTTTTTCTTCAGATACGGATGAGTTTGCGATCGCACTGTTCATGGCAGATAACACTTTCTCGTGGACCGAACCCATACTTCGCTGATTCATTTGCCAGCGTGTCTGCGGGTTATATGAGAATCGCTTAAGTAGTTGGTCAAGCTGCTCAAGTTCTTCTTCACTGACATACTTTTTAGCCTCACCAATAATGCCAGGGAGAATATTGCCGTTAGGATTAAACGCTCGCGAAAGGAAGAGTTTCAGCGCCCCCATGCCCTCCGATGCTTCAATATCACCAATAACCCGGTTAACAATGGCCGCACTCTTCGGATTAGCATCCGCCAACGCTCTGGCTACGATTTGCAGGGACGATACGACCTCACGCTGCATATCCGTCCTGATCTCATCAATAAACTCTGGCGTTATGCCGTGCTCTTTAAGGATATCCCTGCCTTCCGCCGTTACCCCATCGATATCACCGACATGTTTATTAACCCGACTTTGCAATGCCTTAAATGCCTTCAGAATTCCACGGGCATCATCCGCTTTACTAACGGCCTTCCTGAATGCTGGCAAGAAGTCAGAGTTAACCTCATTTTGTTGATCGGCCCACTGAATGGAGGCTTCTTTCATCTCGTCCAGAGTCAGATCACCCAACGCGGTATGGTCTGTGAATATGAGCGACAACCTCTGAACCATTTCTGCCAATGGTGATGCCGAATGCGCCGCGCTAAGGAATGCTTTCACCCAGGTTGGGCGAATGGAAAACCAGTCAATAGCTGGTGGCATATCTCCGTTTTTTATCGCCTGCGCTATCTCGTCAAAGCCATCGCGCCCAAGGGAGGATGCGTGATTTAACAAGCCGCGAAGTAACGAATTGCTGATACCGAATAATCGGCACCATTTTTTCACGTCGGCAACAGGCATTCGAACAAAATGCGCAAACACTTGTACAAGCTGTTCATCCTGGGGATCTGTGCGGGAAAGCAGCCTGATCAGATGAATAATGTCTTTGATGCCGGATGCCCGATGTAATAGCAAATTGGTATACGGAGCAACACCGTTGTAACTACCGCCGGAAACGGACTCGAAAAGACCGCCGGATATCCCTTGCATGCCTTCGTTTTCCAGTTCCTGAGACACCTGGCGAAGGATATCCTGTAACGACACATCGCCGCCGCCAAACATATCCCCCAGCGCCTGGCCCTGGTGCTGTAACTCATCATTGATACGTTGAGCCATCAACTTAAAGGCGGTGGCCATACGCTTCGCGCTACGGTTATTCGCGACGATGAACAACGCGAGTGCTTTCACTTCCGGGGCCGTTTCGCTGAACATATCCCCCTGAGCAATAACATCGGTAATATGCTGGCCTGACTCCTTCGATTGCCTTACCAGGTCTACCGCATCTTTCAATGCCGCCAGCGCCTTTTTATCGAGGCTATCCGCTGTCTCAATGCCATCAACAATAGTTGTCACAGCCTGCTTGTGCGCTTCTCCTGATAAAGCCTGCATCTGGACAAAATCATTGGCTGCCGCATTAAGCGCCGTCAGAACATTACGCATATCCGGATCAGGTTCTTCTGCAACCATCCTTACCAGGCGCGCATCCTTATATGCCTTGGCAAAGATCGCGTTTTGTATACGGTCAACAAGTTGCCGCGTTGGTCGCCCATCTTCCGTTACAAGGCCAGCCGCCTGTGTGGCACCAACTTGCGTCATAAATCCGCGAATAAACGCGTCATTACTGCGGCTAAGCAGATCTCCGCTTTCTGACGGGTTAAAAAGCGCCATCATCGCCGGTGTTATGCTGTCGGCATCAACAAAAGCCTTTTCACTGGCTGCCATTTCCTGAAGATCAGAAATATTTGAGTCCTTGGCAAACTGAACGCGGTCAACCTTGGTTAACCGGCGGCGCACCAGTACCGGAGCCGTCATTGATTCAACCTTTTCAGGTCGTATGCCGAATTCGGTCGCATGTTCAATCAGGTACTCACGATACCGATCCGCATTGCCGTCCTGATAGGCTTTGATGATCCCCATGGTCCGTCCATTACCTGACTCAACGGCATTGTCCTCACCAATTATCGGCGCACCATGGCTGGATAAACCGGAATCGGTAAGCTGAGCAGGCCGCAAATCTTTGGATATCTGGTTAACCTGAAGAAGGCTGGATGCGCGGGTCCGGTCGCGCGGCTGAAGTTCCTGGGGATAGTCAGGATTAATTTTCCCATCCAGAGTATTGGATACCAAAAGAGCTGAGGCATCGACGATATCAAACGCTGTTTTTACCTCGTCTCCCTTCGCTGTCACCACATACGAAACCCGCCCATAATCGGGCAGGTTCTTTAGCAGCTCGATCAGCGTTTCTATGCTGGTGGCCATTACCACCTGATCGCTTAAGCTCATCCCTGTTACGCCTTATCCAATGTGCCGCCCCCTACGCTCCTCATAGTGGGGATATAAGGCACAGTTTTCCTCCCGGCTATTTTTGCTTAAAATAGTGACATGAAACAACAGGTGTCATTCAAATTCCGGTTAAAACCAGATGGTCAACAGGAGCGTCAAATGAGGCGCTTTGCCGGAGCTTGTCGTTTCGTTTTCAACCGTGCTCTGGCGCTTCAGAATGAGAATCATGAGGCCGGTAAAAAATACATCCCTTACACGAAAATGGCTTCCTGGTTGGTTGAGTGGAAAAAAGACACTGAAACCGAATGGCTTAAAGATTCTCCCTCACAGCCATTGCAACAGTCACTGAAAGACCTTGAGCGGGCTTACAAAAACTTCTTCCAGAATCGGGCAGCTTTTCCCCGATTCAAAAAGCGGGGACAGAATGATGCATTCCGCTACCCGCAGGGTGTTAAGCTCGATCAGGAAAACAGCCGTATTTTTCTGCCGAAACTTGGCTGGATGCGCTACCGGAATAGCCGTCAGGTCACGGGTATTGTGAAAAATGTTACTGTCAGCCAGTCCTGCGGTAAGTGGTACATCAGTATTCAGACAGAAAGAGAGGTATCCACTCCTGTTCACCCTTCAGCATCAATGGTCGGACTGGATGCTGGCGTGGCTAAACTCGCCACGCTGTCAGATGGCACAGTCTTTGAACCTGTAAATAGTTTTCAGAAAAACCAGAAGAAGCTGGCGAGACTTCAGCGACAGTTAAGCCGCAAGGTCAAATTCAGCAACAACTGGCAGAAGCAGAAACGCAAAATACAGCGACTGCATTCCCGTATCGCAAATATCCGCAGGGACTACCTTCACAAAGTCACAACGACCGTCAGCAAAAACCACGCAATGATTGTCATTGAGGATTTGAAGGTTAAATACATGTCAAAGTCAGCGGCGGGAACGATAAGTCATCCGGGTCGCAATGTCCGGGCAAAATCAGGTTTAAACCGTTCGATACTGGATCAGGGCTGGTATGAAATGCGCCGCCAGCTTGAGTACAAGCAGCTCTGGCGTGGCGGTCAGGTGCTTGCTGTTCCGCCAGCGTACACAAGCCAGCGTTGCGCGTGCTGTGGTCATACAGCGAAAGAAAATCGCCTGTCACAAAGTAAATTCAGATGCCAGGTATGTGGATATACAGCGAACGCCGATGTAAACGGCGCTCGTAACATTTTAGCGGCGGGGCACGCCGTACTTGCCTGTGGAGGGATGGTGCAGTCAGGCCGCCCGTTGAAGCAGGAACCCACCGAAATGATTCAGGCGACAGCCTGAACGTAGCAGGAATCCACGCCCTTCGGGGCGTGGAGGATGTCACGCTGCCTCTTTAATGTTGGCGGCTATCCATGCCGCCGTGTGCTGTTTAACCTGGTCCAGGTCGATGTATGTGCCAACATATTGACTCAAGTCCTGTAACGTACCGATAAATGCATCAGTGCTCTGATCGACGAATTTATCAGCCAGGAAATCAGCAACCAGTTTTGGCACACCATCATGTACCGAAGGTTGTTTTTCCTCGCCACTACTGCCGCCGGACGCGCCGTACCCCATCTGTTGCATGATCTGGTCAATTTCATCGCTGATATCCAGCAACTCCATGCCACTCGCGGTAGCCGCTTTGGACATCAGAGCATCCAACTTATCGCTGAGGTCCATTAACTCAATAGCTGATAGTGTCATGCCGCTACCCCCGCTTTCTGGATTGCTACCAGCAGATCAGCCAGGTGGCGAGCAGCACCGTTAACCAGCTCTTCGTTTTCCTCAAAACGTCCGGCAGCCTGAAGGGCAGCAATCGCTTCCCGGACATTGCCCCGGGCGTTACGGATCTCCGCCATGTCAGTGCTTTGCATATCCATCACGCTATTGAGATATTCAATGGCTTTATTAGCCTCTGCATCTGCTTCGCTAACCGTTTCATCAGGCTGTGCCGGGACCGGTTCTGGTTGAGTAATCTCACCGACTTCGGCCTGCAATGCATTGATCATGCTCTGCACCATTTTCTCGATGCCAGCGCCCCCAGGAAACGCAATATTGGGGAAAGTTTTTTGAAACTGAGTTTTCAGCATTACGCGGAACTCGTCTGGTGAGCTGGTGGCCAGCTCCAGAGCTTTTTGTGCATATTTGCCAAACGGACCATTAGTAAGTGTCTTCGCCAGGAAGTCGAAAGAATCCTCGCGAGGCAATAACTTCAGGTCGTACTCACTCATTTGCTGATCAGAAAGCGGGGTATCGTAAGTAACAATGCCGTAGCGTGCATATTCATAATACGGGTCACCTTCATCAGGGCGCGGCAGAATTGCTTTGTTACCTTCAGGTATTGCGCCAGGGGCCGCCGGACGCATTTGCAGGGCATATCGATATGCACCTACAGAGACTTCTGGTTCAGGCAAAGAGCTACCGGTATCCTCCGCTGATTCAGGTTCGACGTTTTCCGGTTTATGTTCTTCTGGTTGGACCAGATATTCCGATACATTACCCGCTTTATAGGCTTTAAACAGCTTGCCGATCGCATCTGCCATGTCCACACCCTGTATGGATTTAGCCTTGATCATGTACACGCTGCCATCCGAATCGGTTAACTGGATATACCCTTCGCCGTCCTCAATGAATTGCTTCATTGATGCACCATTACTGAGCGTCACTTCCCCGTTCATATGCATACGATTTTTGATACTGGCAAGGCGATCCGTCAGCGCGCGAGAGTACCCACCAGTCATCCCCGCAGGAGCAATGGTATCGCGCCCACCAGTGCGATTGAGCTGATCAATCTCCGTCTGCAAACGCTCATTCTCTTCATAAAGAGAATCCGCTTCCGATGCAACAGCGTTAATTTTCTGCTCCAGATCTGCCTTCTGCCCTTCTACCGCTGCCACCTGATCCGCGAGGTCGCTCATGGCATCCTCTTTCTGGTCACTGTCAGCCTGTAGTTGGGTTATTTCATCAACAAGGGCTTTTTTCTTCTTCTGCGCACGCTGGAATTTTGCCGAGTTTTTCTCTGCAAGGTTGGCAAGTTTCATGGTGACCTGCGCCAGCGTCATATCACGTCCACTCATCGGAGCAACGGTGTGAGTAACGTCTTTTTTATTCAGTAAGAACTGGAAAGCAACCAGCGTATCGCTATTGGTGATCCGGTTTTCCGCTGTCGGGCTATGAAACAGAATGCTGATAGTCTGACCATCACTGAGCGGAATAATGGCTGGCAGGACCGGCAGCCCGTTAACGTTACGTGCCCGACCAATTTCAGCGCCGCCGATCGCGCGCGCGCCGCTCTGGGCCACATCGCCCGTTTTATCACTCCCCGCAGAGATTCCGGTACCATTCAGCTTCTGGTTCAATGCCCGGACAAATGCCTGCATGGTCCGGTGTAACTGCAAACGAGTAGAACTAATCGCCTCCAGTAAATCCGTAGCACACCAGTGGATCGGCGTGTCATAGAAGAACGTAGCCTCGATTTCCTCCAGGGTGTTGGATTCCGTCATCAGATAGCGGTCCTCACCGGCCATTAATGCGCGATATTCATCATCAGTCACTGGCGGGGGAAGCACGTCAAGCCCAGGCTTGATCGTCACCCCTTTATTGATATTGAACTGTTCCATGTTAATTTCCTGCTTTCAGTTGCTTAAGACGGCGTTTGAGTTCGCCATTTCGGGCCTTTTCGTTATTGAGTCGGCCTGTCTCCTTATCCAGCTTCCCCCGCAAATCAGTGATCTGCTGTTGATTGAAAGACACCGAGTTCTGAGCTGATTTATAAGCGGCAACCACCTGAGCATTCCGCTGTTTTGCCTCTTGCAGGCGCTGAAAGTTGGATTTAACTGCCGGTTTCTTGTCTACCGGATTGGCAACACGCTTCGCTTTGGCGATCAGTGATTTCTGGAATTTTGCGGAGTTTTTGCGAGCCGCCTGTCCCATGACGGTACCAAGCGTCTTGATATCCGGCGACTGAGCGTTAGGAATAGCTTTTCCATTCAGTTTCACAGACGATATATCGCCAGTATCGTTTACCTGTATGGCAAGAATTTGTCCGTCGTTAAGAACCAGCTTTGCGGTTTTAACTTTAACGCCATCTTTCGTTGTTGCGCGGTTGCTGGAGTCAACCTCAATTACCGTAACCCCGGTTTTATTGATCGCCGCGATAAGGGATTTCAGCCCCTTTTCATTAACCTGGTCAAAATCGACCGTTGCATACTTATTTTTCGTCATCTGACACATCCTGTGCGAGATTTATTACGTAACTTCTGCGGATTTGCTGAGTAACAGGGAAAATCCGATACAACGGGTTAATGAACGAGTCGCCATGCGTAACCATGACGTTGAAATGCCACAGTCGCTCTCCTTTACCCATATATTCAGTGGGTATGTACAACCATTCACTGTTTTCGCCCTGTTCAGCCGACGTCAGACAACGTTGTTCGCCTTCAATCACTGTCGTCGGCTTCTGAACATCGCGGATCCAATATCTGACCGTTGCGCCGCGCAAAAACGGGAATTTAGACCGGTATTTGAACGGCACCCGGATGAAACCCGGTTTAATTTCCACATCACCAAGTTCTAAGTGCGTGATGTCCTTGCGTTTTAGCAAATAGCGATCGGCTAAGGCTAACGCAAGAACGCATACACCCCAGCCAATCATTTCCCGCCTCCCTTTTTCACCAAACTTGTAAGAACATTCAGAATGCTATCGATATTCACTCGTTTCATCCCTGAAATCACCTCATGACCGTTATTGCTGGCTATCGTTACCATTAAGTACGTAATTGATAACTCCCAGCCCTCGTGTTGCCCCAATAGGTACGCCACCGCGCCAGCTGTCACTGCAACAAAGATCTCCGTAACCAATCCTAACAAATTGCCAGACTGGCGACCGTCTCGGACATCCATCAGGAACGTGCCTATCCCACCAATTACTGAAAGCAGGAGCGCAATAGCAACTGGAGCTAATTCCTGTGTGTCAAGCACAAGTTCCCTCCTACGTTGTCAGGAGGTAATGGTATGCAAAGTAACTTCTCAACCGGTCATGCAAAGACAACAAGCGGAAAAAGAAAAGCAAAGCCTGCTACAGCTCGTCAGGGATAAAACTCAGCTCTGGGACTCACAGTTACGGCTAGGCATTATTTCCGTTCAGGGTAAACAAAAATTAACCGAGTGGATTCTCTATGCGCAGAAAGTCGAATCCACGGATACCTCCATCCTTCCAGTAACGTTTCCCGAAAAGCCGGAATGAGGAAAGGCCCGGAATCGGGCCTTAATTAATATCTATAAGCTCAACAAATAAGAGCTAACAATTTTGTTAATTTCCTCTGGAAATAATGCATTGTGCTTATATATACCTGAAGCTATATTAAAGAGCGTCATGTAAAAATAAACCAATCAATTAAATCTATTTTCAACAAACAAGTCAAAATTTTTAACAGATATGTATAGAAATGGCAAGCCATAAATTAATAATGACATCCTTAATAAGTCTAAAGAAACACTAAATAGATAAAATATAAATTATTACATCCAAAAATATAGAAAGTGTTGGCAATCTTGCAACTCATTATCAATACAATATTGACATCCCTTTAGCGCTCAGTTTAAAATTAACATTTGTGTTTACATTGTGCGTTGATTTAGTTTAGCAGGAACGCAGTAACACACTGATGATTATTGTTTTAATTATAATGTCAATATATAAACATAGAAACCAAAAAATATAGGCAGTTGCAATATGTTATGTTACTTAATAGCTATTCACTTTGTCATCTTCGGGAATTCAAAAGCTCTATTGAGCTACTGGATGGCTGAAATCATCAGGCGTGAAAAAATGGATGTTTGGCGACTATTAAGAGAGAAGAAGCAGCGCAATCGGAATTTCCTTTTCTGGTGGAGACTGGCTAATGAAATGTATATTAATGGCAATAAATTACATAAGAAAGCAGCCAGAAAGTTAAACAATAATATAATTAACAGATTTGGTTGCGAAATTGGATTGGGCGCAAATATTGGAAAAGGTTTAACAATTCCCCATCATACTGGAATTGTTGTTCATTTTGCTGTTGATGCTGGTGAAAATCTGGTTTTGCGACAGAATACTACCATTGGACAGGTAGATGGTGACATGCCTGGTTCAAGAGTAAAAATTGGTAATAACGTTGATATCGGAGCTAATTGTTGCATCATTGGATTATCACGTAAAATTGGGGATAATGTAAAAATAGGTGCAATGTCTTTTATAAATAAAGATATACCATCGAACTGCACATATATAACAAAAAAGAGCGGTGTTGTATTGTATAAATAGAGTACATGAAGCCATCAATATTTCTATCGATGGCTTTATCCTTTTATTGCGGGGCGACTGGCCACTCAACACTGATGAATCCCCTAATGATTTTGGTAAAAATCATTAAGTTAAGGTGGATACACATCTTGTCATATGATCAAATGGTTTCGCGAAAAATCAATAATCAGACAACAAGATGTGCGAACTCGATATTTTACACGACTCTCTTTACCAATTCTGCCCCGAATTACACTTAAAACGACTCAACAGCTTAACGTTGG